CTGCGATCTCGATCCCGCGACGAAGCCGGATGTGATCTGGAATGTGCGCACCGATGGCGTGCCGCCACCGACGAAGGTGCTGACGTCCGACGTGATCTCGATCTTCAACATGACCGACGCCTGGCGCGGGCAGATCATCGATCGGCCGTACACGAAGACCGACGCCGCGAAGTACGCACCAGGCGCGGAGCAGTTCCCGCCACTGAAGGAGCTGCTCGCGAATGCGCTCGACGTCAGCGTGCGCGGCGGTCGCGTCGGTGTGCTGGACTACGAGTGGCCGCGGCCGCCGGCGAAAGGCGTGAAGTCGATCGCGTGTATCGGCGTCGTCGTCGGCTTCGGCAACCGCAAGCGGACCTACAGCGTGTACGAGAAGCTGTGATCCTCTACGCGGCGTTCAGGCGGAAGTGGAACGGCCGCGGCTTCGGTCGAGAAGTCTTCGTCGGGCACGTGTCCGCGCTGTCGGCCGACGAGGCGCGCCAACAAGTGCGCCGGCAGTACCGTGACCAGGTCGGCGCCGGCGACTTCGTCGCGGTGAAGAGCGACAACGGCAAGCGACGCTGGTGGGGCCATCCGTCGGCGATGTGGTCGCCGGATGGAACGGGAACGATGTGAGGAGGGCAGCATGGATCAACTGAAGGCACTGGCCGCCGGGCTCTTGAGCGAGTGGATCCAGGAGCGCGCGGAGTTCGAAGGGCAGAAGATCCACGACCAGGCGAAGTGGGACACGGGCGTCGGCAAGATCATCGACGGCGTGTTCGATCTATTGGCGGCCGTCCGCTTCGATGTTTCGAAGCTGGCGCCGCGGCTGATGGCGCTCATGCGAGGCCGCCGCTGATGCCGCCGCGACGAGCGGCTCGGGCGCAGCGACCGAGTGGGCCGGTCGGGCGTCTCGCGGCGCTGCCGGTGCCGACGAAGTCGCGCGTGAAGCTGATCGCGCTCGACACGACGGAGCATGTGCTCGACCTGGTGCGCGACCCGGACACGAACTGGCCGGCGCTGCTGCAGTTCGGGCCGCGCTTTTTCGTCAGCGAGTCGGCGATCCACGTCGAGACGATCGGCACCGAGCGCGTCCACACGCGGACGTACCGCGAGACGCTGCCGCTCGACATGCCGCTGTCGTTGATCGAGCGGTGAAGAACACGGCGCCGCGCTGTTGCGGTCTCCTGGCTGCGGAGTGGAACGGGCGCCCGCTGCAGCCAGCCTGCAAGCTCTGCCGAGAGTCGCCCACGTACTGGAGGAACCATGTCGACCGAGAAGACGGAGCACGCGAAAGCAGTGGAGGGGTTGATCGAGGAGGATCGCCAGCGGACGGCTGGTGGCGGGGAGGCCCGTTCGGGCGCGACTGGCAACCAGGGGACAGAGCCGATCCTGCAGTTCTTCCGGTACGAACACCTCCCGGAGAACCTGCAGGGGGTCAGCAAGGATTTCGGCTTACTGGCGCAGAAGCTGGTGATGACGCTGCGGCGCAACCCCGAGCGCACGGTCGCGCTGCGCAAGCTGCTCGAAGCGAAGGACGCAGCCGTTCGCGCGGCGATCGCGGAGTAACGCGGTGACGTTCGAGAAGGGCGATCAGGTGGTCTACAGCTCGTCGTCGGGCTGCGAGTACTACGCGGTCGTTCTCGGCCCGGCGGTCGTCGGCACCAGGCGCCACGGCGGCGCGACGACGCCGGGCTATCGGATCCAGATCCTGGACTTCACACGCGCGCATCGCGATCGGATGCGTGCGACCGTTCCGGGCTGGACGTACGAGCAGCCGGCCGCGCGCTACCTGGTGCGTACGGTCGGCGTCGATCGACTGCGGAGGGGCGATGGCGAGTGAACGAACGATCGATGTGTGGGACGACACGCTGAGCGTCGAGCGTCCCTGCAGCGGCGCGACCTGCACGCAGAAGATCGTGTGGGGCCAGGTCGTCAAGAGCGGCAAGAAGATGTGCTTCAACGCGCCGGCCGTGCCGCTGCGCACGAAGACCGATGAGCAGACCGGCCGGCTGATCGCGGAGATGGACTTCGAGGAGAACCATTGGGGCTCGTGTCCCGATCGGGAGCGGTTCCGATGACGAGAGGGCTGACGCTCGACGAGCTGCTGGTGAGCATCGCGGTGCTGATCGTGGTGGGCGCGATCTTGCTGGTGTGGGCGATCCGCGGGAGGAGTCGATGGCACTGAGCGATCGGTACGGGGGATTCAAGGTCGGCGACGCGGTGCGCTACAAGCCAGGCTCTGGCACGTACAGCTACGAGGAAAGCGTCGAGGCCGATGGCCGTGTGCCCGGCGTCGTCATCGGGTTCACGAAGACGCGCATCCGGCTCCGCCTGACGATGACCATGGGCGGCCAGAAGAGCCAGCGCGATCGCGCCGTCGACGTCGAGTCTGTGTTGAAGGCGTAAACTACGGCCCGGTTCGTCCCCGCCCTGCGATCAGGGACGACGGCCACATAACGTCGCGCGCGGAGAGCGCGGCCGGGCCAAACCAGGAACGTACCCGAGTACCCGCTATGCCCACTGCGCGATGGGAGACCCGCCGCACCGGCGTCCATGGCCGCACGATCATCCATGTCCTACCGATCGCCGACCTGAAGCCGCACGACATCAGCTCGGCCTGCTGGTGCCACCCCAGCGTGCGCCAAGAGGGCCTGGGCTTCATCGTGAGCCACACCGCGGAGGATGGCCGAGAACTCGTCGAGGAGCACGGCCTGCAATGAGAGGGAAGCTCACCGCCAAGCAGAGACTCTTCGTCCAGGCGTTCCTGGGCCCCGCCATGGGCAATGCCACGAAGGCCGCGCTCATGGCCGGCGTGCCGAAAACGAGCGCGTCGACGATGGGCTACAAGTGGTTGAGAAAAGGTCAGGTGCAGCGTGCGCTCGTGCAGCGGCAGGAGCGGGAAGAGCGCCGCGAGATCCTGAGCGCCGACGAACGCGACCGCATCCTGTCGACGATGGCCGATGATGCGCAGCGGGACGACGTCGTGCGCCAGCGGGCGATCGACCTGCTGAACAAGTGCGAGGGCCGCTACTCGATCACGCACGTCCTGAAGGGGCGCACGACGGTCGAGCACGTCATCGCGCTGTCGCGTCGGCTGCCGCCGGCCAAGGGTGAGAAGTGAAGACCGAAGACGAACTGGCCGCGGCCGCGCGTCGCGTGCAGCTCTGGCGCGAAGGCGATCGCGGCATCCTGCGGTTCGTCGACGAAAACTTCCACGTCGATCTCGACGCCTGGCAGGAGGAGGGGCTGCTCAAGTTCGCCTCGCCGCTGCCCGAGCACCGGCGCATCGCGTTCCAGGCGTGCGTTGGCCCGGGCAAGAGCGCCGTGCTGTCCTGGTGCGGCTGGTGGTTCCTGGCGGTGCAGGGCGACACCGGCGAGCACCCGAGCGGCCTGGTCACCGCGGTCACCGGCGAGAACCTGCGCGGCAACCTGTGGAAGGAGTACAGCAAGTGGCAACAGCGCTCGCCGTACCTGACGCAGGAGTTCACCTGGACCACGAAAGCGATCTTCAGTAACAGCTATCCGGGCACCTGGCGCATCGAGGCGCGGAGCTGGCCGAAGAAAGCGGACACGGAGCAGCAGGGGCAGACGTTCAGCGGGCTGCACGCGAAGTACGTGCTCGTCCAGGTCGACGAGGCCGGTAACATCCCGACGCCGGTCCTGCGCGCCGGCGAGCAGGCGCTGAGCCGCTGCGTGTTCGGCAAGCTGGAGATCGCCGGGAACCCGACGTCGCTCGAAGGCATGCTCTACGCCGCGGCGACGCAGCTCCGCCACCTGTGGGTCATCATCCGAGTCACCGGCGACCCGAACGATCCGAATGCGTGGGTGAACTCCCCGCGTGTCGGCGATCAACCGCGGCAGTGGGCGCAGGAGCAGATCGACACGTACGGCCGAGACAACCCGTGGATCAAGACGCAAGTCCTCGGCCTGTTCCCGCCGGCGTCGATCAACGCGCTGTTCGAGATCGAGGAACTCGAAGCGGCGATCCAGCGGAAGTACAAGCCCGAGGAGTACGAGTGGCACCAGAAGCGGCTCGGCGTCGACGTTGCGCGGTTCGGTGATGACCGCAGCGTGCTCTTCCCGCGCCAGGGTCTGGTGGCGTTCAAGCCGAAGGTGATGCGCAACGCGCGGACGACCGACATCGCCGCGCGCGTCGCCCGGATGTTCTACGGCTGGGGTTTGGGCGATGCGCTGGTCTTCGTCGACGACACCGGGCACTGGGGCCACGGTGTGATCGATCAGCTCGACGTCGCCGGCATCCCGTACTTGCCGCTCGTCTACCACGCGAAGGCGAACCACCCGCGCTATAAGAACCGGCGCGCGGAGATGTACATCGAGGGCTCGAAGTGGTTGAAGCGCGGCGGCAAGCTCCCCGACGACCGCGAGCTGATCGGCGAGATGACCGCGATCACCTACACGTTCGACCAGGGCGCGTTCGTCATCGAGCCGAAGGATCAGATCAAGGCGCGGCTCGGGCGCTCCCCGGACAAGGCCGACGCGCTGATGCAGACGTTCGCGATCCCCGACATGCCGGCGTCGGCGTCGATGTCGTCGGTGCGTGGCGGCCCACGTGCGCGCACGATGGATGATCCTGACGCGCGCCAGAGCAGTCGCGAGCGCGCCGGCATCGGCCGCGCCACGACACTCGATGATGTGGAGGGCTGATGATCATCCGCGTTGCAGAACCTGGCGATCGCGAGCGGCTGCTCGAACTCACGCGCGAGTTCCTGGAGCTGACGCCGTACGGGATGATGTTCCCGCCGAAGCCGGGCCACCTCGAACGGCTGTTCGACGTCGTGGTCGAGCGCGGGGCGATCTGGTGCGCCGTCGACGACACCGATCGCGTCGTCGGCATGATCGCGGGCGTGATCGTTGAGCACATGCTGACCGGCTGGCCGTACCTCGAAGAAGTGATCTGGTTCGTCGAGAAACCGGCGCGTCCGAGCGGCGTCGGTACGCTGCTGCTCGATGCTATGGAAGAGTTCGCTACCACTAATGGGGCGGTTCTGGTTAAAATGCTCGCGCCCGCCGACAGCCCGGTGGGCGTCCTACTCGAACGCAAGCGGCAGTACACGAGAGTCGAGACCGCGTTCATGCGGATGTTGGCTCGGCCCACGCGCACGGAGCCGAAGGTGATCGAGGTGAGCGAGGGCGATCTCGATGGCCGTCTTCAGCGCGCTGTTCGGAGGCAGTGACGACGTGGCAAAGCGTACCGGCAGCTCCGCTTCCGCTCGCGCGACCGGCAACACGCCGGCGGCCGCTGACCCGTCGCCTCGTGGCGCGTTCGGTCGACGGCGCCCGCCGGCCAGCGGTCAACAGCCTGGGGCGCCGCGGCCCGGGCCGTTCGGCCGCGATCGCAGCGGCTCCCGTCCGCGCCAGGGCCGTGAGCAGACCGGCACCGCGGTCCCCCGCACCGATCTGATCGGCGCCGCGATCCCGGAGCCCCCGCCGGCGCTCGGGGCCGATGCCGCGGCCGCTGCGCGCGCCGCCGCCCTGCGCGTGCGGAAGCGAGGCGCCGGCAGCTCCGCGCTCACCCGGCTGCGACCTGGCGGTGCGCCGAACCCGACGGCGGTGCTGCGCAAGACGGCACTCGTCGGCGGCGGGTACTGACGGTCGATGCCTGGCCGCACCTACGCCCCGTACGGAGGCAAGAGCAAGCGGGACTACTACGAGACGCTCTTCACGATGCTGCGCAGCGACCGCAGCTCGTACGATGCGCATTGGAGCGAACTCGGCGAGTGGATCTCCCCGAAGCGCGTGCGGTTCACCAGCTCCGATCGCAACCGCGGCGACAAACGCCGGCAGTCGATCATCGACTCGACCGCGAGCTTCGCGCACCGCACCCTGCAGAGCGGCATGCACGCCGGGCTCACCTCGCCGGCGCGCCCCTGGTTCAAGCTCGGGACACCGGACCCCGAGCTGGCGAAGTTCGGGCCCGTGAAGCAGTGGCTGCACGAAGTGACGCAGCGGATGTCGGCCGTCTTCGCGCAGAGCAACCTGTACAACGCGCTGCCGATCGTCTACGGCGACCTGGGGACGTTCGGGACGGCCGCGATGTGTGTCATCGAGGATGCGCGCGACCTGATGCGCTGCTACACGTACCCGATCGGCAGCTACGTACTCGCGCTCGACAGCCGCGGCCGCGCCAGCGTGTTCATTCGCGAGTTCGAGCTGACCGTGCGGCAGATCGTCGAGCAGTACGGCGGGCCCGACGGACAGCCGGTCGACGTCGGCGACGACATCGCCTGGGAGCACATCAGTCCCGAGGTGAAGGCCCTGTGGGACGAGGGCACGACCGAGCACACGATCCCGATGATGCACGCGATCGCGCCGAACCCGGAAGCCGACCCGGAGCGGCTCGACGCCAAGTACCTGCCGTGGACGAGCTGCCACTTCGAGCGCAACGTTGACCGGCAGAACGGCAACCAACGCGACCGCGTGCTGCGCGAGTCCGGGTTCCGCTCGTTCCCGATCCTGGCGCCGCGGTGGGACATCACCGGCGAAGACACGTACGGCACGGAGTGCCCCGGCATGATCGCGCTCGGCGACGCGAAGCAGCTCCAGCTCATGCAGCGCAAGAAGGCCCAGGCGCTCGCGAAAATGGTTGACCCCCCGCTGGTCGGGCCGACAGCCCTGAAGACGCAGAAGACGTCGCTGCTCCCCGGAGACGTCACCTACGTCGACCAGCGGGAGGGCATGAGCGGCTTGCGCTCGATCCACGAGATCGGGATCAACTTCGAGCACCTGGTCATGGACATCCGCGAGGTGCAGTACCGGATCCAGCGCGCGTACTACGAAGACTTGTTCCTGATGCTGGCGCAGAGCGACCCGCAGCGCGGCAGCCAGCCGATCACCGCGCGCGAAGTCGAGGAGCGCCACGAAGAGAAGCTGCTTGCGCTCGGGCCGGTCATCGAGCGCTCGAAGGACGAGCTGCACGATCCGCTGATCGATCGCTGTTACGACCTGATGGATGATGCCGGGCTCATTCCGCCGCCGCCCGAGGAGCTGCAGGGCGTGACGCTGCGCGTCGAGTACATCAGCATCATGCACCAGGCGCAGAAGCTGGTCGGCGTCGTCGGCCAGGACCGGTTCCTGCAGACGATGCTGCCGCTCTACGAGCCGCACCCGGAGCTGCGCCACAAGATCGACGTGATGCGCATGGCCGACAACTACGCGGACATGCTCGGCGTCGACCCGAACACCGTCGTGCCGACCGAGGAAGCCGAGGAAGCCGCGGCCGCCGAAGCGCAGCAGGCCGCCATGGCGCAGAGCGCGGCGACCGCGAAGGATCTCGCGAGCGCGGCGCAGGGCGTCGGGCAGATCCCGATCGGCCAGGGCGACACCGTGCTCGATCGCGTGCTCTCGGGCGTCGGGGCGTAGCTGATGAAGCCGACGGGACAGCAACACGCCGCGGTGCGCAACGCCGCGGACCCGCAACAGGTCAAGCACGCCGCTCGCCTCGAACGGCGCCGGCTGCAGCGCAAAGGCGCGGCGCTGACCGCGGTGATGAAGACGTACGCCGGCCGCGAGTTCATGTGGGAGCACATCGGCGACTGCGGCGTCTACGCGAGCCCGTTCGACAACAACGGGTCGCGGACGTACTTCAATATCGGGCGCAGTGACGTCGGCCGCGAGCTGATCGCGCAGCTCGTGACGACCTGCCCGGACGAGTACCTGCTGATGGAGCGGGAAGCACGGGCCCGCGAAGCCACCGAGCAGGGAGAGATCGACGCGAGCCACACCGCCCGCGCCGACACGCAGGAAGGAACGACCAATGGCTGACGACAAGAAGTCGGATCAGGGTCAACCGAACTCCGACGACAAGAAAACCGCGCTCGGCAAGACCGACGACGCGGCGAAGGACGATGCGAAGAAGGACGACACGAAAGACGACAAGTCCGGCGACGAGGGCAAAGACAAAGGGAGCAAGGCCGGGGACGCAGATGCGAAACCGAAGGCTCCCGACAAGTACGAGCTGAAGCGCCCGGACGACGCACTGTTCAGCGACGAGTACATCGCCCGCCATGAAGAGCGGGGGAAGAAGCTCGGGTTCTCGAATGAACAGCTCCAGGGCATCCTCGACGACGAGCAGTCGGCGCTGGATGCGATCGGTGAGCAGTTCACGAAAGAGGCCAAGGCCGATCGCGAGATCGGCGGTGCGAAGTACGAGGACACCCTGGGTCTGGCGCACAAGGGTCTGGAAGCGTTTCTGAAGGGCAGCCCGCGCGAAGAAGCGGACGCCATCATGTCGCTGCTAGAAACCAGTCGCTACGGCAACCACAAAGCGCTGATCCGCGCGTTCGCGCGGCTCGGCAAGCAGGTCCGCGAGGACAAACCCGACGCCGGCGGCAAAGGCGGCGGTCGCGAAGAGAAGTCGACCGCTGAAGTGCTGTACGGCAAGAAGTGATCGGGGCTCGCGCACCAGAAGCGGAGTCTGGACCGATGAAGTACTTCCGTTTGATCTACTGCGTCCTCGTGGCGCTCGTGGCGTTCACCGTCGAGCAGGCGCTCGTCGGGTCGCGCGGCGAGATCACGCTCGCGGCGGCGCTGTCGGTGAACGCCCTGACGCTCGCCGACTGGGCCAAGCGGCTCGACCCCGACGGCAAGATCGCGCGGATCGTCGAGCTGCTCATGCAAACGAACACGATCCTCACCGACATGCTGTGGAAGGAAGGCAACCTGCCGACCGGCCACCGCACGACGGTGCGCACGGCGCTGCCGGCGGCCGCCTGGCGTCTACTCAACCAGGGCATCACGCCGAGCAAGTCGACGACGGCGCAGATCGACGAGCAGGCCGGCATCCTCGAAGCCTGGTCGGAAGTCGACGTCGATCTCGCGAAGCTGAACGGCTCGGAGGGATCGTTCCGCCTGTCGGAGGCGAAGGCGTTCCTGGAAGCGATGAACCAGGAGATGGCGTCGACGCTGTTCTACGGCAACGCGGGTCTGGCGCCGGAGGAGTTCACCGGCCTGACCCCGCGCTACAACGTCGCGACCGGCGCGCTCGCCGACAACGTCATCAAGGCCGGCGGTGCGGGTGCGGACAACACGTCGATCTGGCTCGTGGCATGGGATGAGGAGACGATCTGCGGCATCTTCCCGAAGGGCAGCGCGGCGGGCCTGCAGCATGACGACTACGGCGAGACCACGGTCGAGACGACCGCGGGTGTCGGCGGCAACCGCATGCGCGCATTCCAGGAGCGCTGGCAGTGGAAGGCGGGCCTGGCGGTGAAGGACTACCGCTACGCGGTGCGGATCGGCAACATCGACGTCAGCGAGCTGGCCGGGGCGATGCCGCCCGACCTGATCGACATGATGGAGCAAGCCGAAGAGACGATCCCGAACGAACTCGGGCGCCGCGTGTTCTACATGAACCGCCGCGTGCGCCGCTTCCTGCGCAAGCAGTTCCGCACGGATGTGACGGCCGGCGGCGGGCTCACGTACGAGAACGTCGAAGGCAAGCGCGTCCTGATGTTCGGAATGACGCCGGTGCGGATCGTCGATGCGATCCTCAACACCGAAGCGCTCATCCCGTAGGGTTCCAGGGTTCGGTTTCTTTCAGAGGAGACGCTCATGTATCTCGACGCATTCGGCCGCGTGTCCAACGCGCAAGCGTTTGGCGCCGGCGCCGTGTCGGCCGACTCGGTCGATCTCGGCAACGTCACCCCGAAGCGGCAGGTCGGCACCGGTGAGCCGCTCGGCTTCGGGTTCGTCGTCACGACCGCGGCCACGGTCGCGGCCACCACGCTCGAAGTGATCTCCGCGACCGACGCGGCGCTCACCGCGGGCATCCTCGTCGAAGCGTCGGTGAGCATTCCGCTCGCCGATGCGGTCGCCGGCTTCTCGATCTTCGTCGCGTTCCCGCCGGGACGACCGCGTCAGCGCTTCGTCGGCATCCGCACCGCGACGGCCGGCGGCACGATCTCCGGCACCGCGTGGCTCACGGCGCAGTCGCTGTTCTCGATCCAGGCGCTCGCGTACGCGAAGGGCTTCGTCGTCTAACACACGACAGGCTGACCGTCGCCAGGGCGCGCCTCAACCCCGCGCCCTGGCTTTTCTCACGAGGGCACAATGGCCAAGACCACAGCAGGCAAGAAGACGCCCAGGTCGCCGGGCGCACAGCGCACACAGCGGACTGCCGCGGCCGCCGGGCGCGCGGTGACCGAACCAGCAGAGACCGGGCGCATCAGAGTGCGCGCGACGCAGATGGGGTTCTATGACCTGAAGCGCCGCCGCGCGGGCGACGTGTTCTTCATCAAGACCCGCGCGGAGTTCAGCCACCGCTGGATGGAGGTGGTGGGAAGAGGCACGCCGTTGAAAGAGACCGGCGCGCAGGAAGCGCTCGATCGCGAGCACGATCGCATCCTCGGGGGGACAGCGACGCGAAACCCGCACCCGGACGAGGACGACGACGACGACCAGGTCACGCAGTAACGCGGCAGCGGTGTGAGGGTCCGGTCTGCGCGCCGGGCCTTCGCGCTTCGAGGAGTGAGCGCCCATGCCCTTTATCGACTACGAGATCCATCTCAGCGACAAGGCTCTCGTGGCGCAGCTCCAGGCCGAGGCTGGCCGCGTTAATGTTCCCCGCAATGATCTGAACGGCGACCTGGTCTCGTTTCCAACGCTCCCCCTCGGGTCGCCACCGTTCGCGGGATCGCTCTTCGCCTCGCCGCAGCGCGCGGCCATCGAGTTTGGCGCGACGATCGTGCCCGTCGGCACGCAGAAGCCGCTGGCGCCGTACATCGCCTCGCCCTGGATCACCGATCTCGCGCAGACGTTCCCGCCGCTCGACCAGGACGAGCTGACGCTGCCCATCGGCGCGACGTTCTGGAATGTGGTGCTGACCTTCGAGGTGCAGATCACCTGGCGCGGGCGCTACGTGTACACGCCGGTCGAGCCGACCGAAGGCGGGGTGCCCGTCGGCCCGGGGGCGCCGCCGATCCAGAAGCTCATGTTCGCCGACGGCTTCGAGGTGCCGACCGCGGGCGCCGGCGGCAGCACGGGGGCATTCGCCGACAACGTCAGCGCCGAGGCATCGCGCCATCCGGGCGGGCTCGGGTTGATCTGCACGAACCCGGCCGGCGGCAGCGTCAAGACGCACGCGACCGACGAGATCCAGACCGGCATCATGCCGACGGAAGTCTGGCAGCGGTTCTACATGCGCCCGCGCGTGTTGCCGAGCGACGTGTACGAGTTCTGGCGCATCCATCTCACGGTGTCGTCCTCGCAGGGCGTCGCGCTCGCGCAGCTCCCGTCGGGGCAGATCGGCATCTACAACGTCGACCTGTCCAACGTGCGGACGCAGATGGCCGTCGCGACGGTGACCACGCCGACCGTCGACAAGTGGTGGAAGTTCGATGTGTTCGTGAAGAGCGGCGCCGGCAGCGAGCTGCGGCTGTTCATCAACGGGGTCCACCAGGTCACCATTACCGGCTTCCCCTCGAACGGCCTGGGCGGCGCCGGGTTCCTGCGGAACTCGGATCTCGGCAACCCGGGCGTCACGAGTCCGATCGTCTCGGCGCACTTCGACGACTGGACCTGCGCCGACTATCCGGGGACGTTCCAGGGGCTCGACTTCCTCAACGGCTCGAAGCTCGTGCGCCTCGACCCGATCGCCTACGGGCCCGGGCACGACGCGGTCGCCTGGCCGGGGGACATCGACGAGCTGCGCCAGCTCCCGGCGATCAACGCGCTCACGCCGGGCACGACGCATCAGTCGACGACGGCGCTCAGTCAGCTTGAAGCCGCACTCGACTGGGAGAAGGTCGCCAAAGATCCGCACGCGATCAACGGCGGCGTCATCGCGATCGTCTTCGGGGTCTTCAGCTCGGTCACCGCGGACCCGGACGACGGCACGCTGAGCTACAGCATCAACGGCGCCGCGATGGTCGACCTGGTGCTGAATGACGGAGTGTCGCTGGCGTGGAAGATCGCAGGCTACCTGCCGAGCGCGCTGACGCAGCCGGAGCAGCTCACGGGTCTGCTCGCCCGGTACACGAAGGCCAACGTCGGCACCAATGCGAACGTGCAGTCGCTGCAGGCGACCGCGGTCATGCTCGGCGTCTTCAGCGAAGAGGACATCATCCCCGAGGCCGGCATCCCGATCACGCCACCCGATCCGCCGACGGGGCTCCACAACCACTTCATGCTCGACTCGCCGTGGTCGCGGCACGGCGCCGCCCCGATCAGCCCGGTCATCATCAAGAGCGGGATCTACACGGGCAACGCCACGTCGCTGGAACTGCGTTTCAACGCCCCGGTGTCCTGGCTGTGGGTCCGTCGCGTCAGCAACCACGACAACGGCGCGCACTGGTTCTCGGGCATGTACTCGCCGACGAAGGGGATGCAGCAGCCCTACGACCCCGAGGCGTGGCTCGTGCCGTCGTGGGTGCCGTTCGATCCGCCGAACCCCGTTGACGGGTTCTTTGGCGAGTTCGTCGCGCGCATCGTGGGCAGCGATGCATCGAGCAACGCCGCCGGCGTCGACTACCAGTACATCGCGTTCATGGACCCGGGCATGCGGTTCTGCCTGTCGTTCCACGATCGGCTGCACAAGGGCACGGTCGACCAGGTCACGTCGCTGTGGGTGCCGACGTTCCTGCCGCAGGTCTTGTGGGGCCATCGGTTCACGCGCAGCGGCGCCGCGACGATCAACCACTACTTCAAAGGCATCGGGCACGGCGCCGAAGAGATCTCGCCGGTCAACCTGACGAAGATCGCGGCCGCGGTGAGCGTCGCGCAGGGATCGATCACGACGAAGAGCGCGTACCACCACGCTGGCGAGGAGTCGCACTTCTGCGCGTTCCGCATGAACGACGGCTCAGCCGACCCGGGCATCGAGCGCGTCGTGCGCATCGGGACGTACACCGGCGACGGCAGCGCCTCGCGCACGATCACGTTCGGCACCGGCGGCAAGCGGCCGATCTTCGTCTACGTGCAGCCGCACAACGGCGCCGGCTTCCAGCGCGACCCGAGTCACACCGGCACGACGTCGACGCAGGTCAACCCGGGCACCTCGAACGCGGCGACCGGGATCACCGCCGGCGGGATCGACACGTTCACCGTCGGGTCGGCGCTCAACACGAACGGCATCCAGTTCGACTACTTCGTCATCGTCGGCTGCGACACGGCCGGCAACGGCGGCTGGTCGGTGAACTGTGAGCACCAGCCGGTCACCCCGATCCCGCCGCCCGAGTGGCCGACGCCGCCCGGTCCCGAGCTGCCGCCCGAGCCTGTCGAGCCACCCGAGCCAGGGCCAGGCGGTCCTGGCGGGCCGGAGCCGCCTGGACCAGGCGGGGGCGACTTCGAGCAGTGTCCGACCGAGTCGCAGAAGATCTGCCAGCAGGCGCTCGCGTTCATCGGGATCACCGAGCCGATCGTGGACATCGTCACCGACAACACGCCGCAGGCGTACGGCTGCCGGTTGTTCTACGCCGACACGGCCAACGAAGCGCTGCGCGAGTTCCCCTGGGACTTCGCGACGAAGTACGCCGACCTGCAGTGGCTGTCAGGAACCGAGACGGTGCCGTTCAACCAGGACTGGCGGTACTCGTGGCGCGCGCCGAGCGATATGGTGTTCCCGCGGCGCCTGGTGCGACCGGAGTACGGCCGTCGCGCCGATCCCGATCCGCCGCCGTTCCGCCTGCACGGCCCGGACACGGCCGGTCGGCGCCTCGTGTCGAACTACACCGACCCGACGTACACCCCGACACTCGCCGCCCCGGTGCGCGTGCAGCTTGAGTACACGTATCGATCGACCTGCGTCGCCACCGCCGGCGATGATCTGTTCAAGCTCGCGTTCGCCTGGCTGCTCGCCTCGAAGCTGGCGCCCGGGTTGTCGCGCAATAAAATGACCGCGGCCGACTGCTGGACGATGTTCGCGCAGACCGTCGAGCGCGCCCGGACGATGAACGCGCGCGCGCAGCAGCAGGAACCGCCGCAGCTCGATCCCGACTGGATCCGAGGGCGCTAGATGGCGGCGCCCGAAACGATCTTCATCCGCTCCTTCGCCGGCGGTGAGCTGGCGCCCACGCTGGCCGCGCGTGCGGACCTGGCGCAGTACCAGATCGGCCTGCGCACGTGCCGCAACTTCGTCGTCCATCGGCACGGCGGCGTGTCGAACCGATCGGGCACCCGGTTCGCGAACGAAGCGAAGACGACGAGCTTCCACGTGCGGCTGATCCGCTACACGCACGAAGAGCCAGCAGAGTCGATCCTGATCGAGATGGGCATCGGGTACTTCCGCTTCTACCAGGGCGGGGCGCTGATCACGCTCGTGGGCGTCGCGGCCTGGAACATGGCGACGGCGTACGAGATCGGCGACATCGTCGTCGAGGGCGGCGTCAACTACTACTGCATCGCCGCGCACACCAACCAGCAGCCGCCGAACGCGATGTTCTGGTACGCGATGCCGGGCTCGATCCTGGAGGTGCCGCACCCGTTCACCAGTCCGAAGACGGTGAACTACGCGCAGAGCGGCCGCATTCTCACGTTCGTGCATCCCGACTTCGACGTCCACGATCTGGTGTTCCAGGATCTGACGCGGTGGGCGATCGTCAAGCTCGCGACCGCGCCGAAGGTCGCGGCGCCGCAGATGGTCGTGCTGACCCCGGGCGGCACGGGCGGCGGGCTGCGGGTCGGCTACGTGGTCACGGCCGCGCACCCGGACAGCTTCGAGGAGTCGCTGCCGTCGGCCCAGGTCGTGGAGAACAACGCGAACCCGGCCACCCCCGCGGCGCCGCACGTCATCGACTGGGCCGACGTGCTCACGCCACCGGTGACCGGTGACCCGAGCCCCGAGTACTACGTCTACAAAGACGACGCCGGCAACGGGACGTACGGCTTCATCGGCACGGTGACCGGCGCGAGCGTCTTCCGCGACATCGGCCTGGTGCCTGACTATTCGATCACGCCGGCGGGCGCGCGCACGCTCTTCGCGACGACCGACGAGCGCCCGAGCGCAGTGGCGTACTACCAGCAGCGCCGGTTCCTGGCCAACACGCGCGCGATCCCTGATGCCGTCTATGCGTCGCGCGTCGGGTTCCCGGACAACTACAACGTCAGCTCACCGCTGCAGGACGATGATCCGCTCACGTTCCGCATCGCCGGCAACAACGATCACGCGGTGCGGCACATTGTTGCGCTGAAGAACCTGCTGCTGATGACCGACGGCGGCGAGTGGCGGCTGACGACCGCGCCCGGCGTCCCGCTCACGCCGAGCAACCTGCCGCTCGACCAGGAGACCTACGTCGGGATCTCGCAGGCGGTGCGTCCCGTCGTCGTCGGGAACTCGGTGCTCTACCTGCAGGCGCGCGACTCGATCTTCCGCGACCTGGAGTTCAGCCAGCAGGTCGAGGGCCTGGCCGGGAAAGACCTGACGATCTTCGCGTCGCACCTGTTCGACGGGTTCACGTTTGTCTCAGCCGACTACGCGCAGACGCCCGACTCGACGTTGTGGTGCGTGCGCAGCGACGGCGGGCTGCTCGGGCTGACGTACCTGAAAGAGCAGCAGATCATGGGTTGGCATCGTCACGACACCGACGGCGGCGATGACTTCGAAGACGTCTGCGTGATCCCCGAGCCCGGCCAGGACGCGGTGTACGTCATCGTGCGACGCACGATCGGCGGCGGGTCGAAGCGCTACATCGAGCGGATCGAACCGCGCGCGTTCCTGCCGGCGGCGTTCGACACCGATGCGTTCTTCGTCGACAGCGGGCTGAGCTACAGCGGCGCCGCGGTCTCCAGCGTCTCGGGCCTGGACCACCTCGAAGGCCGCGAAGTCGACGTCGTGGCTGACGGCAGTTACGTCGGCCGCCGCACGGTGAGCGCCGGCGAGGTGTCGTTCGGCGTCCAGGCGACCAACGTCCACGTCGGCGTGCCGATCGTGGCCGAGATCGAGACGCTCGACGTCGACTCTCCCGGTACGTCGCTCCGGGATAAAGTGAAGCGACCGCAGGGGGCGAGTCTCGTCGTCGACCGCAGCAACACGACGTTCAAGATCGGCCCGTCCATTGCACAGCTCACCCCGGTGGCCCGTTCGCAGTTCGATGCCGTGGGCGACGAGTACAGCGGCATCATCGAGTGGAACCTCAAGGCGCGATGGGAGAAACCCATGCGCGTCTTTATCAGACAAGATCAGGCCCTCCCCCTGACGGTTCTCGGCGTGCTTCCGCTTGCCGAAGTGGGTGGGTGAGCGAGGTGCGCAGAAGATGGATGGTGGTGTCGTGTTCGACAACGAGTTCATCAAGTTCCTGGCGTCGCTCGGCGTGGGTGGCGCGATCGCCGGCCTGCTGTTCTACTTCTACCGGCGCGACGTGCGCTCGTACACCGAGCTGTGGAAAGAAACCGCGGCGATGCTGACGACCGCGCTGAAAGAGTCGACCGCGGCGCACGTGGAGAACTCGGCCACCAACCGCGAGATGAACGCGCTGATCGTGTCGCTGCATCGCCGCATGGACATCGAGGGGTGGCCGCGCTACGAGAGCGATCGCGATCGGCAGATCCGCGAAGAGCGCCAGAAGGAACGGCGCGATCGAGGAGGGCACTGACATGGCGGCGTTCACGGCGATCGCGCTCGGCGTCTCGGCGGGCCTGGGGATCTTCAACCAAGTCCGGGGTGGGAAAGCTGAGAAGAAAGCCGGCGAGGCTCAGCGCGCGGCCGCGGAGGCCCAAGCGGACCTGGCTGACTGGAACGCGAACGTCGCCGACCTGCAGGCGGCCGATGCGATCACCCGCGGCGCCGAAGAGGAGGCCCGCTTCCGCCAGGGCGTCAAGGGCATCATCGCCGCGCAGCGCGCCGGGTTCGCGGCCAGCAACGTCGACGTCAGCTTCGGATCGTCGCTCGACGTGCAGGCCGACGCGGCGTACCTCGGCGAGCTGGACGCGCTGACGATCCGCACCAACGCGGCGCGCGAAGCCTGGGGCTTCAAAGTCGAAGCTGAAGATCTGCGCCAGCGCGGCGTCATCGCCCGCCAGGAAGGCGTGATGCTCGAACGCGCCGCCGGCGAACGGGCGAAGCAGGCGTACGTGGGTGCCGCGTCGACGGCGCTCGGGACCGCGACGTCGCTGATCGGGCTGCGCTACGGCTTTGGCCGCACCACCGGGTCGGCGCCGCGCACGAACAACCCGTCGGTCGCCCGCTGATCGGAGACGCTGATGCCAGTCGTCCGTTACGGTCAACGTCAAGTCGCGCTACGCGGGCTCCCCGGCGCGCGTCGCACCGCAGCGCCCACCGCGCTGTCGCTCGGCGCTGGCGTCGAGGAGGAGCGCGCACGGACGGCGCAGACGATCGCCGGCGTCGCCATCCAGGGCACCAACATCGCGCTCGGGATGATCCAGGAGGAACAGAAGGCCGCCGACGAAGCCGCGTTCCTCGAAGCCAGCAACCGGTTCACCGAGCGGCTGAACGCCTGGCAGTTCGATCCCGACAGCGGCGCGTACACCAAGAAGGGAAAGGACGCGCAGGCGCTGCCCGACGAGTTCCGCGACGTCTTCACCCGCAACGCCAGTGAACTGGGCACCGGGCTCTCGAACGATCGGCAGCGCGCCATGTGGTCGCGCTGGCTCGCGCAGCAGCGCACGTCGATGGACCTGTCGGTCAAGCGCTACGTGTTCGACGAGGCCCAGGCGTACTACGCGGGTGAAGTGAAGTCGTCGCTGGAGAACGTGCGGTCGACCGCGATCGCCAACGCGAACGATCCGCGGAAAGTCGGCGAGACCCTGGCCTTCGGCGAAGAAGTGATCCGCACCAGCGCGTCGCGGCTGCGCCTCGGGCCCGAAGCGCAAGAGGCCGCGATCGCCGAGCTGCGCACGCAGGTCCACGAGGGCGTCATCGGCCGACTACTCGCGCAGGGCAAGACCGCCGGCGCCCAGGCGTACTTCGAGGAGCTGAAGGATCAGATCGCCGGCCCGTCGCTGGAGCGCATCGAGAAGGCGCTGGCCGAGGGCACGGTGCGCGAGCAGACGCAGCAGGCGCTCACGACGATCCTCGGCGACCCGACGCTCGACACGCTGGAGAAGCAGCGCAAGGCGGCGCGCGAGAAGTACTCGGGCGAGCTGGAGGATCGCGTGCTGCAGTCGCTCGAACACGAGGACCAGGTGCGCCGTGCCCGCGATCGCGAGCGCATCGAGACGATCATGGTGAACAGCAAGAACATCATCGATCGTACCGGCCGCTGGACCGACATTCCGCCGGCCGACTGGGCACAGCTCGACCCGGGCGAAGCCGGCGCGCTGAAGTCGTACGCTGAGCACAAGGCGCAGGGCATCGCGGTGAAGACCGACCCGGCGACGCTCTATCGGCTGAAGCTGATGTCGGTCGACGACGAAGCGACGTTCGTCCAGGAGAACCTGCTCAAGTACGCCGGCGTGCTGTCGTCGGCCGACCTGGAGCAGATGATGGATCTCCAGGTGTCGGTGAAGAAGGGCGACCGGAAGGAGATCGACGCGAAGACCGGATCGTTCCGCACGCGCCAGGAGCTGTTCGACGACACGATGCTGCTGCACGGGTTCGACCCGCGCGCCAAACCGGACAGCGCCGACGGCCGCGCGATCGCGCTCACGCGCGCGATGCTCGACCGCCGCGTCGAGGAGCTGCAGCGCGCGACCGGCAAGGAGCTGGCGAACGAGGAGATCCGCAGCATCCTCGACCGGCTGCTCAGCGAAAACGTCGAGGTGAAGGGCAGCCTGTGGGGCTCGACGACCAAGCCGCTGGTGCGCATCGAGACCGGCGACATCAGCACCAGCCGCCGGCGCGTGCTCGAAGAGACGCTGCGCAGTGTCGGCCGCACCGTCGACGACGCCAGCCTGATCCGCTTCGAAGCGGAAGTGCGCTCGCGCCTGGGCGGCGAGATCGGCGGCAACGCGGTCACGCGCATCCCGCGCCAGGACGTCATCGATCTCAGCGCGGCGCTCACGGCCGCCAAGCGCACGCCGACGCCTGACGCGATCGTCGGCCTGTACCTGCGCATGCTCGCTCAGGGTTCGGTGCGCTGATGGCGTTCGGCGTGCCCGATCCGATCCTGCCCGTCGAGGAAGACGAGCAGACCCCACCGCTGCAACAGCCGGCGATCCCGCCACCGCCGCCGCCGTCGCCTCGCTCGCCGACCTTCGAGGCCGCGCGGGCGCTGCTCGACGGCGATCGCCAGGCCGAGCAGCGCACGCTCAGGAAGGCGGAGATCGACAGCGCGCCGCTGGCGCCCGATCGGGCCGCGGACATCTTGCGGCTGTCACATCGCCTGGGCGTGCCCGCCCCGGTCGTCGAGCGGAACTACGACGACATGGTCAAGCGCGCGCGGCTGACCGAGACGCCGTACCAGGAGATCCGCGACACGGCGCCGGCGCTCACCTCGTGGGTGGCGCGCGATCCGTACCACGCGGCGATCGTGCGCGATGACGTCGAGGATCTCACCGCACTCGAACGGATCATTCGCATCCATCGCAATGTCGGGGGCTCGTTGGTCGCCGGCGTCCAGGGGTTCGGCCGCGGCGTGTGGGGCCTGGTGCAGCAGCTCGGCGAAGTCTCGCCGATCGTGGCCACGCCGTTTGGCCTGGTGCCCGGCGCGCCGCTCGCGCACTTCGCGAAGGGCGCCGCGGATGTCGCCGAGGCGATGCAGGATCAGTTCCGCGGCGAGCAAGTCGGCGCGGGGTTTGTCGAGCAGGCGATGTACAGCGGCATCGAGTCGATCGGCATGGCGGCGCCGTCGCTGCTGGTCGGTGTCGCCGCCGGCCCAGGCGCGTCACTCGCGCTGCTCGGGGCGGTGACCAGCGGCGAGGCGTACGCCGAAGCGCGGCAGCAGGGCGTCCCGGTCGATCGCGCGGTCCCGTACGCGGCCGCGCAGGGCGTCATCGAGGCGGTCACCGAGCGCATTCCATTGACGCGGCTGCTGAAAGACGTCGGCATGAAGGCGCCGATCGTGCAGACGATGGTCCATCAGCTCTTCCCCGAGCTGGTGGGCGAGAACATCGCGACCGTGCTGCAGGATCTGAACGACTGGGCGGTCCTGCCGAGCAACGCGCACAAGACGTTCAGCGACTACATCGCCGAGCGCCCGGCAGCCGCGGCGCAGACGACGATCGCGACGCTGACGATGATCGGCATCCAGACCGGCATGGCCCGCAGCGCGAAGACCGTGCTCGATCGGATCGCGGAGCGCGCGACCGAGTCACCGGTGGCCAAGCGATCGCCCGAGAAGTTCGGCGAGCTGGTGCAGCACATGGCCGAGGGCTCGCCGACGTCGACGGTGTATGCACCGGTCGAGGAGTTCACGCGGTACTTCCAGGCGCGCGGCGAAGACCCGGCGCAGAAGGCGCTCGAACTCACCGGCGATGCGACCGCGTACGAGACCGCGCGCGCGAGCGGCGCCGACCTGGCGATCCCGATCGGGCAGTACGCCGCGCAGATCGCGCCGAGCGAGCATCATGCGTTCTTCAGTCAGAACGTGCGACTCACGCCCGACGAGCCGACGGCGGTCGAGCTGGAGGGCATGCGCGAGCAACAGCAGCAGCTCGCGGCGTCGATCCAGGACGCGGTGAGCGCCGCGGCCGCGGGCACGGAGACGCCCGAGGCGGCCGGCTCCCCGATGCGTCAGGCGATCCTGGCGACGCTCGTCGCCGATGCCGGCTTCCACGCGATGGTGGCCAGCGCGAACGCCGACGCGCTCCAGGTGGCCAACACGTACGCGGCCGGCGTCGAGCAGGTCGTGACGAACCTGGCCGAGCGCGCCGGGGAAGACCCGATGGCGCTGCTCGACACCTACAACCTACAGATCGGCCCGCAGGGCACCAGGAATGGCGTCCGGGCGGCTCTGGCGGCGGTCCAGGGCGCCCAGGCGACCGCCCCCCCTGCCGAGCCCGCGGACCCCACGGAGGCCGCCCAGGAGGCCACCAGGACCGCCGCGGAGGGCGTGGTGCTGTTCCACCGGGCCCGGGCCGCCGGCGACGCGATCGCCCTGCCGGCCGGGTTCGAGCGCATCGCCCCGCACCTGTTGCCCGAGGAGCGCGCCGGCCTGCGCCGCGACGTGATGACGCGCGTGCTCGACGTCTTCAGCGATCTTCCGGGCGAGGCCGACTACATGGCGGCCGCGGTGGCCGGCAAAGCGAAACGCGGGTGGTACCAGCGCAGCGGCGCCGCGATCCGGCAGCTCTTCGGCGACGTCGACGCGCCGCGCTTCACGGCACTCTTGGCCGCGCTGTCGCCGAAGACCAGCGTCGAAGCGAACCTGTACAACGCGGTCAACACGTGGGCGAACTGGGTCGCGGAGGGACGCCCCACGAGCGAAGCCAAGATCCGGCGCATCCTCGATCGCAGTGTCCAGCAGAGCGAAGGCAAAGACAGTGTGCTGCCGTCGTGGATACCCAACACGGTGCGCGCGCTGGCCACCGAAGACGCGACGACGATCCAGCTCAGCGGGCCGAAGGTCAACCCGTTCATGTTGAACCTGCTTGGACATCAGCAGCAGGTCACCACGGACGCCTGGATGACAGTCTTCGCCGGCACGATGCACGCGGTGTTCGGCCGCGGGCTGTCGAAGTCGGCGCACGTCGCGCACGCCGCCAAGATCCGCCGCGTCGCCGATCGGCTCACGCGGATCAGCGGCGAGACCTGGACGCCGGCGGAGGTGCAGGAAACCGTCTGGTCGTGGGCGAAGACGATGTACGAGCTGGCGGAGGCCGAGGGGACGACCGCGGAAGCGATCCTCAAGCAGGGCCTGATCAGCGACGCGGCGATCACCTCGACCCCGGACTTCGCGCAGCTCATCACGCGCGACGCGCCGGTGCGCACGATCCTGGAGGCAGCAGGCTATGGCCCGGTTCTCTCGATCCTCGAAAGTGACATCGGATCTGATCTCGACGCTGATCTCGATCTCGACGCTGCGGCGGCAGGAGGCGATCCAACGCCGCGAGAAGCTGTCCCGGTTACACCAAGCCTTCTCCGTTCAGCTCGGCGGCTCGACTGGGTCCGCAAAGCGCGGGAAGCGGTAAACCGCGAGCCGTACCAGAACCTGCTGGCGCAGCTCCGCGAGGGCGGCGGGTTCACGTACTCGATCCTCGAAGGCGTCGCACCGGTGAAGGGGTTCGCGCTGGCCGTCTATCCCGAGGCGGCGGCGGTACATCACATCAACGACGTCACCCCGCAGGCCCTGGCCGACTACGTCATCGCGCACGCCGATCTGCTGCTGCAGGAGGGCAACCACTTCGGCGCCTGGGTCGACGGCGACCAGGTGTACCTCGACATCAGCCGGGTGGTCACCTCGAAGAAGCAGGCGCAGGCGATCGGCCGGAAGCACGAGCAGATCGCGTACTTCGACCTTTTTGACAAGAACTCTGTTACTATCGACTACCCCGTCGGGTGGGTCCATGGACCGACCTGGCAGGGACCAGGAGGGCCAGGTGCCGTCGTCAACGAAGCCGGACAGAGTATTGCTCCCGAAGGGGCTCCCGAGCGCGGACCAGGTACTGAAGCTGTACAAGCACCTGACGGGCCGGGACGCGACGCCCCAGGAACGGGCCCTGGTCCATCAGCGACTGTCAGCAGCGCGATCGAAGTCGACGACGACCAAGGCATAGTTCTCTTCCAGGACGCCGCCGCGCCGCCCACCGCGGCGTCCTGGGCCTACTCCCGCGTCATCCGCACCGTCGAGACCGCGAAGCAGACGCGCGCCAGCGGCCGCGACTGGAAGAACATCATCAAAGGCAGCAAGCTCGGCGTGAACGAGCAGGAGCTGCTGCTCACCGACGTCTCGGCGCTCACCGACACACAGCCCTACACCCGCGACGAGGTACTCGGGTACCTGCGGCAGCATGCCGTGCCGGTGACGTGGGTGACGCTCACGACGGACGGGTATACGGAGCGCGAGGTGAACGAGCGCGCGGACACGATCCACGCGGCGCTCGTCAACCAGAAGGTGCAGGAACTCGAAGACCGCGGCTACGGCCCCGAGGCGGTCTACGTGCCGATCCAGGAGAACCTCGACGAGGAGACCGGCGCCACCGTCTACAAAGTCGACGAGGAAGAGTTCGACACCCTCGACGAGGCGCAGGAAGCCGCCGATCGGTTCCGCGATCACCTCGAAGAGATCATGCAGCGCGACTGGTACATCGAGGTGCGCAACAGCGTCAGCCACGCGCACGCGCGGACGATCGCCGAAGACGAGCTGCAGGGTGAGCGCGAAGGCGCGCGCGTGAAGTACGCCGACTACCAGCTCAACAACGGCGAACACGCCGACCCGGACACGTATCGCGAGGTGTTCCTAACGGCCGCCGGGCTGAAGCAGGGCGACGTCAAGGCGGCGATCTGGCGCGACGGCCACGACCAGTACCGCGACATCGAGAACCCGATCGTGCGCCTGCGCTTCAACCTGCGTCGCATCGTCGAGACGCGCCAGCCGACGAAGGCGCCGCTCACGCAGGTCCAGGCCGGGCTCGACGCAGCCGAAGCGGAGCGTCGGAACCTGATGGAGGGCAGCGGCCGCGTCGGGGTCGCGTACGACCAGCGCCGGCAGCGGCAGCTCCGCGATCTCGACAACCGCATCGCCGCGCTACGCACGGCGCTCGCCGGCACGCTGCCGACCAATGTCGTCACCGAGCGGCGCGTGCTGTTCCTCGAAGAAGTGCAGCCACCAGGCGAGGCCGAGTTCGACAACATGCCGCAGCTCTTCCAGCAGCAGTGGCGCGAGCTGGCGTTCAAGTGGGCGATCCGGCACGCGGCTGATCTCGGCGTCGACGGGGTCGCGTGGACCGCCGGGCAGATGCAGCGCGATCGGTACCGCCTGTCGAAGCAGCTCAACAAGATCTCGTGGACGGCCTGGCGCACGACGGGCACGCGGTACGTGAAGCTCTACCCGAAACGCGGGGGACAGCCCATGTATCCGGTGTACGTGTCTGCGGACGGCATCATCACGGGGTCCGATGAATGGCAGCAGATCGAAGGCCGCAAGCTCAGCGACGTGGTCGGTGACGAGCTGGCGCGGCAGATCCTCACGACCGAAGAGGGCCGCATCGAACAGGAGCAGCTCGACGTGGGCGGCAAGGGGCTGGCCAAGCTCTACGACGTCGACTTCCCGAACGTCGTCAACAAGCTGCCGGCGGTGAAGAAGAGTGGCGCGCGCGTCGCGACGACACAGATCCAGGTGCGCGACGAGCCGGGCGTCGCCGAGGTGCCGTTCCTCGAACTGACGCCGGCGGTGCGTGAGGCCGCGCTGGCCGGGCAGACACTCTTCCAGGAGGAGCTGCCCCCGACACCCGCGGTCGAGGCGAGTGCCAAGCGCGGCGCGATCACGATCAACCGCGCGGGCATCCGCGTCGAGTTCTTCGCGCAGGCGAACCTCTCGACGTTCCTGCACGAGACCGGCCATCTCTATCTGCACATGATGGGAGAGCTGACCGACCGGATCCGTCGCGGCGATCCGTCGACGTGGACTGACGGCCAGAAGACGCTCGTCGACGACTTCGATCGCATCTTGAAGTGGATGAACGTCGCGACGCGCGACCAGGTCGGGACCGAGCAGCACGAGCAGTTCGCGCGCGCGTTCGAAGCGTATCTGCTGCGCGGCCGGGCGCCGGTGCCCGAGATGGCTGGCGCGTTCCAGCGGTTCCGCACCTGGCTGTCGAAGGTGTACGAGTCGATCGCCGCGCTGCACATCGACCTGAGTCCGGAGATCGTCGAAGTCTTCGATCGCTTGGTCGCCGGCACCGACGCGATCGCGGCCGCGAAAAAGGAAGCGCGGCTGACGCCGATCTTCGCCACGCCCGAGCAAGCGTTCGAGATCGCCGGCATCGGCCCGATCGAGTGGCAGGGCTACCTGGCGACCCTGCGCGCCGCGCACGACGAAGCCGAGGAGCGCATCACGCGCCGGCTCGTCCGCGAGCTGCAGCGCGAGCGCACCACCTGGTGGAAGGCCCGCAAGGCGGAGGTGCGCACGGAGGTGGAAGGCGAGATCCGCCGGCGCAAAGACTACGCCGCACTGCTGTTGCTGCAGCGGGGTGAACTGCCCGACGGCAGCGACGCCCCGGCGCCGATCAAGATCGCGAAGGCGTCGATCGTTGAGAAGTACGGCAACGAGCGGCTGCCGACGCATCGGCCGTACGTCTACAGCGTCGACGACGGACTCGACGTTGACGAGGTGGCGCACCTAACCGGCTTCAGCTCGGGCGACGAGCTGCTGACCGTCCTGGCGGCGACCACCGAGAAGCTCGACACCGTCGTCACCGCCGAGACCGATCGGCGGATGCAGCAGCAGTACGGCGACCTGCGCATCGACGGCACGCTCCAGGCGCAGGCCCGCGTGGCGGTCCAGGAGGGCGCGTACCAGGAGGTGCTGACCGCCGAGCTGCGCGCGCTCAGTGCGGCCGCGCGCCGGGCCCGGCCGATCGTCGCCGCGACCCGCGCGCAGGCGGCCGCCGAAGAAGGCAGCGCCCGCCGCGCCGTGCGCACCGCGATCCGGGCGCTCGTGCCGACGGCGCAGCTCAACGCGATCGCCACCGAGCGCATCGGCAAGATCGCCGTGCGCGAGATCCGGCCGCTGCTCTACTGGCAGGCCGCACAGAAGGCCGCGCGCGAAGCCAGCGAGGCGATGGCCGCCGGGAAGTTCGAGGAGGCGGTCGCGTTCAAAGCGCAGCAGCGGATGGCGGTGGCGATGCACCGCGCGGCGCAGGCAGCGATCGAAGAGACCGAAGCGCTGGAGAAGTACGCCAAGCGACTCGCGCAGCGCCCGGCCCAGGCCCGGCTCGGGCGCGCCGGCGAGAGTTACCAGGCGCAGGTCAACGCGCTGTTGAATAAGTTCGAGTTCCAGAGTGTCAGTAACAAGGCGCTCGATCGGCGCCAGACGTTAGTAGAGTGGGTGGCCGCCCGCCAGCGCGAAGGGCTCCCCATCGACGTGCCGGCGGATGTGCTGGAGGCGGCGCAGCGCACGAACTATCGCCAGGTGCCCGTCGAGCGCCTCCGCGAGCTGCGCGAGACACTGAAGCAGATCGAGCACCTGGCGCGGCTGAAGAACACGCTGCTCGCGCAGCAGGAGCAGCGGGAGTACGAGACGGCGCGCGACGGCCTGGTGCAGTCGATCGTCACGAAGAACCCCGTCCAGCCGCAGCCGCTGGAGTTCCGCCGAGCCGAGGCACGGCGCTTCAACGTCGCCAACATTTTCGCGTCGCACACGAAGGTCGCGGAGCTGGCGCAGCGGCTCGATGGCTACGTCGACGGTGGGCCGATGTGGAGCCTGGTGGTCCGGCCGCTGAACGAAGCGCAGGACCGCGAAGTCGACCGCCGGCGGAAGGATGGCACACGGTACGACGAGATCCTGCGGCGCCACTATCCGGGCCGCGCGCTGGCGCGGTGGAACCAGAAGGTCTTCATCCCGGCGATCAATGCGAGCCTCTCGCGCGAAGCGATCCTCTCGGTGGCGCTGAACTGGGGCAACGAGACGTCGCGCGATCGCATCCTCAGCGATCCGAAGCGCCGCTGGTCGCGGCCGCAGGTCGAGGCGATCCTCGACACGCTCGACCGCAACGACTGGGAGTTCGTGCAAGAGACCTGGGACTTCGTCGACAGCTTCTGGCAGGAGATCAGCGACAAGACGTACCGGGTCACCGGGCTGCGTCCCGAGAAGGTCGAGGCGGTCCCGGTCGACACCAAGCACGGCCGCTTCCGCGGGGGCTACTATCCGCTCGCGTACGATCGGCGCCTGGCGGCCGCGCCGGGGACGAACGAGATCACCAGCGAAGCCAAGCTGCAGCTCGCCGGCGCCTACATCCGATCGACGACGCGACGCGGGCACCTAAAGACCCGGCTCGACCATGTCGAGCTGCCGGTGCGGCTCGAACTGGGCGTGCTCTTCAACCACCTCGACCAGGTACTCCACGACCTGACACACCACGAGGTGCTGATCGACGTCAGTCGGCTGCTGCGCGACGACGACGTGAGCAACGCGATCCACGCGGTCGGCGGCGACCCGATGTACCGGCAGTTCACCGACGCGCTGCAGGACATCGCCGTCGGCAAGCGTCCGGGCGGTAGTCTCGTCGACCAGTGGGCGGCCTGGGCGAAGACCGGCGCGCAGATCTCGGCGCTCGGGCTGAACCTGTGGACTGCGATCCAGCAGCCGCTCGGGTTGTTCAACGGCGCCGCGCGCGTCGGGCCGTCGTGGGTCATGCGCGGCATGTTCCGCTGGATGCGCGACGCGGCGACGATGGAGAACACCGTCGCGTGGATCCGGTCGGTGTCCCCGTTCATGGCGCACCGCGCGACGACGCAGAGCCAGGACATCAACGACCTGCGCAACAAGATCCAGGAGGCGAGCTGGTTCGACAAGCTGGTGCGGAGTGTGAGCGCGGATCGCGTCACGCAGCAGAACATCGTCGACAGCTTCCTCTGGCACATCGGCCTGGCGCAGCGCGTCGCCGACGTGCCCACCTGGATCGGCCAGTACGAGAAGTCGCGCGCGGCCGGCAAAAATGAGGACGAGGCGATCGCGCTGGCCGACCAGGCGGTGCGCGACAGCCAGGGCGGGGGGCAGACCGTCGACCTGTCGAAGGTGCAGCGCGGTGGCGATGTCGCGCGGTTGTTCATGGTGTTCTACACCTACGGCTCGACGGTGTTCGGGCAGACCGCGCGCGCGTACCACCAGACGTCGTTCAAGAGCCCGATCAGCACCGCGCGGTTCTTGGGTGATCTGTCGCTGATCTACTTCTTCCCCGCGCTCGCGACGATCGTGCTCAGCCGGCTGCTGAAGGGCAGCGGCGACGAGGACGACGATCTGTTCGAGCTGTCGAAGGACGTGCTGGCCGAGATGGGCGGCAGCGCGCTCAACAGCATGATCGTGCTGCGCGAACTGGGCGGGCTGCTGCGATCGTCGAACCGCGGATATGAGGGCCCGGCCGGCGCGCGGCTGCTGCAGCAGGTCTACAAGCTCGGCGGCCAGGTGGCGCAGGGCGAGGTGGACGGCGGGCTACTGAAGGCGCTGAACCAGACCGCCGGCGTGATCTTCCGGTACCCGGCGAACCAGATGCAGCGCAGCGTCGAGGGGCTCGTCGCACTCAGTGAAGACGAAACCGAGAACCCGTTCGCGGTGCTCTTCGGCGCACCGCCGCAGGAGCGCTGATGCGAGGAGGCCGCAGCCGTCGCCCGCCGTCGGGTAGCGTGACCGCGCCGGCGCGCGTCCAAGACCACACGCCGCTTGCGCGCACGATGACGGGCGACATCGTCGAGATCGCCGAGAGCGGCATTCTGCCGATCGATCTGGCCGCCGATGTCACTGGGCGGTTACCGTTCGCGAACATCGAAGCGGCGGTCAACGGGGCGTCGGTCGTGGGGCGCTCGGCGGGCGCCGGTAACTTCGGCGAGATCAGCAGCATCAACAACGGGGAAGTGTTGCGCCGGGCTGGCGGGAACCTCGGGTTCGGCGCGGTCGATCTCGGCAACGCGGTCTCGGCCGTGAGCGGCCGGCTGGCCCTGGCGAACCTCGTCCAGCTCGCGGCGCTGTCGCTACTCGGCAACGCGACGAACGCGCTCGCGGACCTGGCCGCCATCACCGCCGGCAGCGATCACCAGGTGTTGCGTCGCAGCGGCACGGCGCTCGGGTTCGGGGCGGTGCAGCTCGCGGAAGCGGCGGCCGCGGAGCTGCCCTGGACATCGGTCGCGCACGGCGACTTGACGTTCACCGCGCAGAGCGGCACCTGGACGGTCGACAGCGGCGACCTGGCGTACTTCAAGTACGCGATCCTCGGCAAGCTGGTCCACGTGAAGGTGGCGATCACGGCATCGAGCGTGAGCGCCACGCCGACCGAGCTGCGGATCGCGATGCCCGCCGCGATCACGCTCGGCGGGGTGGACTCGTTCGGCTTCAGCGTGTACAGCGAAGACGGGTTCTCGACGCAGGACTGCGGACAAGCTATCCTACGCGCCGCGTCGAACTGGCTCGCGTTCAAGCCGCGGACGGGCGGCACGTGGGTGAGCACCACGAACCTGACCGCCGTCATCACGAACCTGATCGGAGAGCTGGCCTGATGCGACGTGTCTATGCGCACTTCAGCGATGCGGACGACTGGTCCTGGGCCAACTTCACGCCCCGCGAGATGGCGTGCAAGGGGACCGGGCGCCTGGTGGTCGAGACGGAGTTCCTGGACCGGCTGCAGATGCTGCGGACCATGTTCGACCGGCCGCTGATCGTCAACAGCGGGTATCGCACGCCGGAGTACAACGTGAAGGTGTCGAAGACCTGGCTGGACGGCCCGCACACCACCGCCCGCGCCGTCGATGTGCGCGTCTACGGGTCACACGCGGCCGAGCTGATCGCGCTGGCGCAGGGCCTGGGGTTCACAGGCATCGGCGTCAGCCAAGGAGCGTCCACCCCGTTCGCGCAGCGCTTCCTGCACCTCGACGACTTACCGGTCGGAGGGCGCCACCCCCGGCCCTGGATCTGGAGCTACTAATGCGTACGTACTGGTATGTACCGCTGATCATGCTCGTCGGCTCGACGCCGGCGACTGCGCAGGAGATCGACATTCGGGCCGAGACGCGCCGCGTCATCGAGGCGCAGGGCGTGCTCGCCCCGCCGTGCGTGGTCGTGGAGTGGGGCCTGTGCATGAAGCAGGCGCCGCGCGCCGTGGAGCGCTTCGAGCGCTGGACGTTCATCGGCGACAACGTGTGCGCCGCACTTGACCTGGCGACGACACTGTTCGGGATCGGCGCCAACATCCTCGTCGAGCGCAACCCGGCGCTCCAGCGCTTCAGCCACAACGCGGTCGCGATGACGTTCGCGAAGGCCGGCATCCAGGTGGGGAAACAAGGGATCCGCTGGCTGCTGCGTAACCAGGGCCCGCGCACCAGGATGTGGACCGGCATCACGTGGACGGCCACCGCGAGCTTCACATGCGCCGTCGCGTTCAACAACCACCGGGAGACACAGCAATGACGGCCTTCAACAAAGCGGTCACACTCGGAGTCGTGCGACACCTCTTGACGGGCGCCGGGGCGTACCTGGTGGCCACGGGTGATCTCACCGACGGCGATCTGGACACGGCGGTCGGCGCGATCATCGCGCTGATCGGGATCGTCGGGAGCTACGTGCAGAAGCGCAACGTGCGCGTGACGCTCGCGGCCGAGCGCGAGACGTCGGATGTCCTGCGCGAGACGTTGTTCGACGAACGCGCCGCGTCGGCGCTGAACGAGGAGAAGAACCGATGATGACGCAGGCGACTCTGCAGCTCGTGTGCTTCCTGGTGGCGCTGGTACTGCTGATCGTGCATGCGGCGCAGACCGAAGGCGCGCCCTGGCGATCACTGGTCGTGTGGTCGCTGCTCTTCGTGATCATCGGGCTCTTGCTCGCCTGGGTGGTGTGATGGCGCAACTGAACCTGCAGGGGTCGGTCGAACGCTGGCGCGAGGTGTACCGCCGGATCTACGGCGACACGCTCGACGCCGACCAATGTGGCGATCTCACGAACCGCGTCGCCTGGGAACATCGCGACGCCGGCGTGCGCCTGATCGAGAAGCACGAGCACCAGAACCACGCGGTGCTCGCCGGCTTCCGCTTCAGCGTTGACGCCCTGCTGCTCGCCGAGGGCGGCCAGCTCGTCGGCGAGACCGATATTCTCGGCAGCGCCGGCGATCGTCACACCGGCGAGCGCGGGCC